TCTTTCAGGTCTGCCTTTTCTAAATCTAACTTTATCTGCATCAAACCAACCACCCTCATTAGAGTAGTTTGTTCCTTCTTTATTTATTCCGGGTTTGAAAACAAATTTAGAAAAAGGCATTTTACACCTCTGTCCAATCTTTACCTTGAAATAAAAGTGCCTCAGCTTCTCTGCGTCTTACTAAACCTTGTAATACTTTGCCACCTGCTTTATTCCAACGCTTTATTTGATTAGGAACTTCTTCATACTCTTTAGCATTTAATACTTTTAGCATTGTGCTGTTATTAAGATTTGTTGGTCCTAAGTTGTATGTCCATGATACTAAAGCATCAAACTGACATTGATCTAAATTTACTTGAACTGCTTTTTCTACATGCTCACAGTATTCATCAAGTTCATTTAATAACATATTGTCTGCTTGTTCTTTAGAAATTGTCATACCTTCTTTTACATCTTTAGTATGACCATAACCAATAGTCCATACACCAACTGCATCTTGATATGATTCTAATTCACAACCCTCAAACTTTTTAATTAAAGAAATACCTTCTCCAGATATATTCATATTATTCTCCTTTATCGCTGGAATTAGATGCTCCAAAATAAAACGAAATAACTGCACTTGCTAATCCCCCTAAGTATCCAAGAACTAAATTAATTAATGCTTCACTGTTTTGTTCTGGTGGTTGTAGTGTTACTAAAAATATATATCCAAGAAAACCACCGACAGTTGCAATACCCATAATTCTAGCTGTCCAATCTTTACTAAATTTACCTCTAGCATCTTTTTTATCTTCTGCTTCTAGCTTAAATACATCCACATCTAGTTCTTTCATGCGAATTTCAAAATCTTTTTCTGCTTGTTTTAATTGTAATAGTTGTTCAGGACTTGCATTGTTTATAGCAGTTTGTATGGATTTAGCATCAGAGTTACAGCCTAGTGTTTCACAAATAATTTTAGTTGCCATACCGCCTAATGGACCACCTACAGCAGAACCTAAACTTGGTGCTATTGATCCTACTACATTTTTTAACATGCCTTTTAGCATAAATTCTCCTATAAACTAAAGTATAAACTTGCCAATTAAAAATATTAATACAGCCATAACTGAAGCAACTAATACCATTTTATTGTGTTTGGTCATTAATCTTTTCTTTGATCATCTCTTTCTGCTTTAGCAATTTTATCTGTGTCTATTAAATTAGGCACACCTAAAATAGTTTTAATCATCGTATCTTGACGAATTATTTCGTTGTCTAAACTACGAACTCTATCTATTAATGCTACTAGAATACCATGCTGTGAGTCTAACTTTGTTCCTAATCGTTCTTCCATATTGGTTATTAACTCTGCTTGTTTATCATCTAAAGTATCTAACTTGGTTTCCATTCCATCAATAATTCTATTAATTAGTTTCCATATAAAAAAACCAAGACCTAATGCTGTTGCAATAGGAAATCCGACTTCATTAATAATTTGTATAAAATCATTCATCAATCAATACATGCAAATTAAGATCAATTAATTTCTGTCTATTTAATAAATGTTCTGCTTCTATGTCTTGTTTACTTTGACCATAATACTTAACTGCTAAGTATCTTTTAACCATTAACTCGTTAATATTTATGTCATCAACTATTATTTCCCCTAAAACACGACCATACTTGCCTTTAGAGTCTTTTAATTTTGATCTTAATATTACTTGCTTTCCGTTATTAATAGAATCTTCTAAAAACTTTGCAGCTAGTTTACCTCTAGCTTTTTCATCTTTATTTCTTGTTCTTGATTCTGGTGTGTCAATACCATAAAGACGAACACGACACTTGTGAAGAACAGAAAAACCAAGATCAAGAATGACATCAATAGTGTCGCCATCAACAACCCTAGTAACTGTGCAACCATATTCATACATTATCTTTTTTTGCCTTTGTGTAAACCATGACGAGCATGTTGTTTACCTGCTCTTGTGGCTGCTCGTTTCTTTTTATTGGCTGCTGCTAGTTTACGCCTACCCTTTGCAGTAGATTTTAATTTTTGAATTTGTTTTTTTGGTGCGTAAACTTCTCCAGTTTCAGATGATTTTTTTCCGCTAGGAGTAGTCCACTTTTGTTTTGTCCATTTTTTCAGACTTCTTTGTGATTTTTTTAGTGGCATTATTCTTCATATAAATTATTAAATGTTATTTCAGGGTCCATATAACTTTCATGTTCTTCCGCTGAATGTAAGTATTGCGAAGGTTTAAAGTCTGGTGGTCCCTCTCCTGTAACCCATAAAGCAGGGTTTGTAACTCTTACTCTATTATTTGGTAAAGCTATTACATTACCTTTCCATTCACAGTCCTCAGTTATATACATTACATGAGATTGTTTATGTTGTGCTGGACAATCTGCTATTGGATGATCTGTATAATCTACTGTAAATAAATACTTAGACTTATAAAACTCACCATCTATTTTTGCTATCCAAGGACTAGAACTAGTTCTATCTAATATCATTGTTGCATGATGTCTTGATTCACAATCCCAAGGCTGGGCTAAATGATTTTCCATAGGTTCAGGAAACTGATCCATGCTTATATCTGCTACAAGTGCTTGTATTGGCATCCTAGCCCACATAGCACCACCATGAACATTAGGTATTTCTTCTTCGTAAAGGTCAGCTTCACAACCCGTAAAAACAACTTGAAATGATAATGATCTATCAGGAATAGTATTAACTGCTATTGCTAAGGCATGTAAAAACTCACCATGATATTTTTCGTGATTGTGAGTAAATTCTTTTCTTACCCAACATTTAAAGTGAGGTATATTGTCTATAAGATAAGACACTATTTATACCCGCCACCTTTTGCTTTATATTGTTTTGCTAACATTTGAGCTTTACGAGCAGACCATTGACCGGGTCTGCCACCTTTTCCTCCAGCTTTAATTTTATTAAATAATCTTTTACGCATAGAAGGTTTAGTATAATTACCAGCTTCATTCACTTTACTTTTTGTCTTTCCACCTTTTTTCATGCTGATAGACTCTAAAATTTTGGCTTGACCTGCATGTGTCTTACTTGCTTTTTTTAAACCTTTTATTACTTTATTTAGTTTCTGTGCTCTGCTCATAATAATTGACTTAGTAATCCTATGCTAGAAGTTATCATTAATACATAAAGACCCCATATCATATTTTCTAGTCTAGCAAATCTAGCTTGTCCTTGATCTAGTCTTTTCTCTATGTTTTCGTAGCGTATTGCACATTCTTTTTCATGTGCTGCTACCTTTTCGATAGCTGATGTCATTTCTTTTTCTTTTTAACTCTTACTGTTTTGTAAGCCTCATTAACATCTGGTGTAGATTTATCATCCGCTACATATCTACCTTTTTTGTTTCTGGCACGAACCTGTTTGCGTTCAGTGCCAGTAACTGTATCAACAAGTTTTTTCCACCAACTCATTTGTCTTTAGCTTTCCAAATGTTAAGAGCACACCAGTCAACTAGCATATATACATGCCTAAACCAATGGTCATCTTTAGGTGTTGGTGTAATAGCTGCAACTCCTGAAGCTACTGCTACGATTACGCATATCCACATTAATACTTCTATCATAATTTTCTCCTATGAACTTGGTGGGGTTGGAAACTCGCCTAGTGGTCTAACTGGT